CAGCAATAGCGGCTAAGGTAACAGAATATACTGATTTGCCTGTATCGGCTGCGTCTGCTTTGGGAGTTGCAACCTTGACAGCAAAGAACAAGGGAACAATCGGCAATTCAATTGATGTAAGATTTAATTACAACGAAGGCGAAGAATTTCCAGCTGGTATTTCGGTTGCAGTAGCAACGGGAGTAACAGGCGCAACAGACATTGACATGGATGACGCAATAGCGGCAATCCCTGATACTGTTGTTTATGGCGCATTCGTTTCACCTTATAATGATGTTACGAATACCGGCAAGCTCGTTACTGAAGTCGAAAGACGCTTCGGTTCAACCGTTCAGACTGAGGGCCACGTATGGCAGGCGATGAAGGACGCAGTAAGCAATCTTATTGCATTTTCTGACGACCAGAATAGCGCGAATCAGTCAGTATTTGACGCAGGAGAAAACACTCCTGTTCCTGCTTATTTGACTCTTGCGGGATTAGTTGGGCAGACTTCAAACGCTTTAAATCTTGACCCTGCAAGACCTCTTAAGACTTTGCAGATCAACGGTTCAATTGGTGACACTCCATCAGATCAGCGTATCTTTTCAGAACGTCAAAGCCTTTTGGTTAATGGTGCATCAATCAACAGTGTTGACGCAAATCTTGATTTCCGCATCGGTCGCATTGTAACGACTTATTTGACAAATGCAGGCGGAAGCCCTGACACATCTTATCAGTCAATTAATACACCTTATACAGCATCGGCAATGCGTCAAAGCATTATCGCGAGGGTTGCAGAGAAGTTCCCGCGCCACAAGCTCGCTGAAGACGGTAATCGTTTCGGAGCAGGCCAGCCAATTGTCACACCTAAAATCTTTATGGCTGAAATGGTCGCATTGTTTGGATTATGGGAAGACGCAGGATGGGCCGAGGATGCATCAAGCTTTATCGAAGGAATGACGGCAGTTATTGACGGCACAAACAAGAACAAACTTAACGTCACGATGTCGCCTAATTTCGTTAATCAATTCCATATTCAAGATATCACATTAGCATTCATCTTATAATTTAAAACATCATGTCAAAAGTAGCAGGAACAGCATATTTCTTAATTGACGGAATTCGTCATTCACTCAAGGGCAATTTCACAGTAGCATTAACGACCATCGAGCGCGAAAGCGTTGTAGGTCTTGACGGCTATCACGGAACCAAGGAAACAACCGTTCCCGCGTTCATGGAATGCGACCTTACCGACAATGAAGACCTTGACATTGACGCTTTGAATAGAGCCGAAAACGTCACAGTAACAGCGCAGTTGAACAACGGAAAGACTGGCGTCCTTCGCAATGCTTCACAAATCAATCAAATTGAATTGGGCGTTGATGAGGGTGAAATGACGGTAAGATTTGAAGGGCCGAAAGGCGAATGGATAAAGTAATTTAACCTAAAAAATAAAAACTATGGAAGACAATATCTACAAGCTAGCTGATCCGTTTGAGTTCGGAGAAGATCAAGTAACAGAGCTAAAGCTCACTCGCCCTAATCTCGGGGCATTGCGTAAGGCTAAAATTGACGTTTCAGTCCCAGCAAGCGACGACGTAAAGACCGTTGATATTGAGTTTGATAAAGTCTTAAAGGTTATTCTCGTTTGCACGACTGAGCCGCCGCCAAAGATAAACATGCTTTCACCTGCAGATGCTACAGAGATTTACGGCAAATGCCTTGAGCTTTTTTTTGCAAAGACGGGCTAGTCGGAGCCGACATAGAAGACATCTATTGGTCGCATGCTAGGAATATCGCATATGTTTTTCATATGCAGCCCTCTGAGATTGACAATTTGAGCGTTTCTGATTTAATCAAATGGAACGATCAAGCTGTAATCATGAGTAAAAAATAATGCCGACATACACTTCCAGTATAGTAATTGACTTAAAGTCGAATATCGGCCTTGTAGGCAAGAAAATTCAGAAGGCGTTAAAAGGCGTAATCAATACGACAAAGAAGGTTGCAAAAGGCTTTAAGGCAGCAAGCAAGGCCGCCTCTGATTTTGGGAAGAATACACAGAACTTACAGCAAGACATGAAGAAGCTTGCGGCGGTTGCGGCCGTTGTCCTTGTTGGTGGATTCTCTAAGGCGGTTCAGGCGGGTTCAGATTTTGAAACTTCACTTGCGGATTTAAGTGCGATCACGGGGGCAACAGGCGAACAGTTGCAGTTTTTAAAAGAAGAATCTATTCGTTTAGGAATCGACGGCGTTAAGTCGGCCGAAAAAGTAGCCGACGCATTCAAGCTCGTTGCGAGTGCAAATAGTGACCTACTCGAAGATTCAAAGGGGTTATCCAAGGTCACTGAGGCTGTAATTTTGCTTTCTAATGCGTCAGGTCTTGAGCTTGCACAGTCAGCAACAAGCGTAACCCAGGCAATGAATCAGTTTGCACTCGGAGCGGATGAAGCAAATAGAGCCGTAAACGTCCTTGCTGCAGGTTCAAAGTTTGGAACAAGTGAAGTCACGCAAACCGCAGAAGCCTTAATCAAGGCTGGCGTTAATGCGCGATTAGCAAAGGTTTCTTTCGAGGAAACAAATGCTGCAATTCAGGTTTTAGCATCAGGCGGAAAACTCGGAGCAGAAGCAGGCACACAATTAAGGAACGTGTTTTTAAAGCTCGAAACATCTGGGAACAGTATGTTTACGCCGTCAATTGTCGGCATGTCTAAGGCTCTAGACAACCTAGGAGAGGCAAATTTGGGAGTCGCAGAACTTGCAAAGCTATTTAACGAGGAAAACATAGCAGGAGCAAAGCTGTTAATTGACGGAAGAGAGAGGTTTAAAAAGCTGACAAAGCAGATAACAGGAACGGACATAGCGTATCTTCAGGCTAAAATCAGGCTGGCAACATTCAATAAGCAGATGGAAAAGGCTGTTATTATAATGAAATCTAAGCTTATTATTGTATTTGAAAAGCTCAGACCGAAGTTGATAGAATTAAAAGACAGCTTTGAGGCATTTCTTGACACGATTACGACAAGAGAAATAGAAAGGTTCGTTAGCGCGGTAACGGGATCATTTAGCGCATTAGGCGAATTCAAGGGCATAATTAATTTAATTGCCGTTGCTATTTCGGCAAAGCTAACAGTTTCAGTGGTTCAGGCGACAGTTGCGCTTGTCACGTTCGGTAAGACGATCGGCGTAACTAAAGCGCTATCTTACGTGTGGGGCAATGTAATTGTTAAGTTAGCAAAATGGACAAGAATAGTGACAGCCGCCCAATGGCTATGGAATGTCGCGCTTAGCGCAAATCCAATAGGTCTTATTATTATAGCCATAGGCGCTCTAGTTACTTCGGCTATGTCATTTAAGAATGATTGGGCTGCGGCTGGCACTTTCTTTATGGACATGTGGGATGCTGTTGCAAATAAAGTTTCATTTGTGTTTGGTAAAATAAAAGAGGCGTTTAATAGTGTGTCTGGATTGATCGGCTTTATGTCATCAGACAAAGAGATTAATGTTAATGTTAATAAAAACGGAACCATTGAATCTGTAAACGCATCTACCCCGATCGCTCCGGCGGCGCCAGTGAATGGAACAAATGACAGTAGATTGAAGGCTGAAATTCACGTCACATCAGACGGAAGACCTGAACTTAAAAACGTAGAAACCGACGACAACACGGATATAAAAACATATCTCGGAAGAACCACACCACTAGGAGCGGGGGCGTAATGGGATATAAGGAAGATTTAAGATTTGCCAGATTTAAGAATGTCGACTTTTTAGTAGCAGGGACATCGCTTGAAGGTGGATGGAATATAAAGGTTGACGATATACCAGTCAGTGAAACCTCTAACACGGTGCCAATAAATCAGAAGGCCAAGGAGAAGAAAGAAGCCTCAGAGCGCAAGAATGCAGCATTGGCAAAGGCAAAGGATGAGTCGAAAAAGGTAAAGATGCATAATGTCTCAATGCATTTCCTTGGTGATAATTACATCATTCAGCGAAACCAGATGATTGACAAGCTCGATGAGGGCGGCCCTGGAAATCTCGTATTGCCGACAATGGGCAATATTTGGGCGATTGCGGGAGAATATAGGTCGGTCTTTGATAATACCGTTGGGGGCTATGAAACGCTTGAAGTTGTCTTTTATGAGGTGTCTAGTGAGCCACAAGTAACGAGCCGCACTGATTACACAAAGCAGCTTGACGACA